AAAAGCCTGGTCTTAATTTAATAAATGATATAATATATTCATAAATAAGGAGATGTAATGCCAATAAGAAAGTCCTCTAAAACTACCACTTCAAAAGGCGGTACATCAGAAAGACCATCATCTCCTATTAATGGTGATTTACATTATAATACTGAAACATCAACATTAGAAGTATATGATGCAGGATGGTGGCTTCCAAATACCGCCCCAGGAATACCTACATCAGTTGTAGCTACAAATCAAGGATCTGGAAGATCATTTAATAATGGTTCTGCATCTGTAGCATTTTCTCCAAATACTTCTGCTGGAAAAGCAACATCATTTACTGTTACTTCGTCACCTGGCGGGTATACAGGAACAGCATCTTCATCCCCTATAACTATTACAGGTTTGCAATCTAATACATCTTATACATATACAGTAACTGCTACAGGTCCTTTGGGAACATCTGCAGCATCTGCTGCTTCAGCAGCTGTAACTGCAACAACAGTGCCACAAGCACCTACAATAGGGTCTGCTACTGCTGGAGATACACAAGCTTCTGTTTCTTTCACCCCTGGAGCAACTGGTGGATCAGCAGTTACAACATATACGGTAACATCATCACCAGGAAATATCACAGCCTCTGGCGCATCATCGCCAATAACTGTAACAGGTCTTACAAACGATACCGCTTATACTTTTACAGTAACAGCTACAAATGCCAATGGAACATCTTCTGCATCAGCAGCAAGTAATTCAATAACTCCAACAGCAAACGTTATAACTGATTATTTGATACTTGCAGGTGGTGGAGGAGCTGGATTCACTTCTCCTGAAATGGCAGGTGGTGGTGGAGCTGGTGGACTAAGGTCTACAATCAGTCCAACAGGTGGTGGTGGGTCTGCAGAATCACAACTTTCACTTACAACAGGAACAGTATATACAGTTACAGTTGGTGGTGGAGGATCACTTGGTTATAATGGAGGAAATTCTTCATTAAGCGGTGGTTCAATTTCAACTGTTACATCAACAGGAGGGGGTCGTGGAGGAATTCGTTCTAGCGCTGGAGCTTCTGGTGGATCTGGCGGCGGAGGCGGAGATTATGGTGGCGCAGGTGGTGCAGCAAATCCATCAGGACAAGGTTTTGCTGGTGGCTCTGGTGGCGCTGATCCTGCTGGTTCAGGCGGTGGAGCAGGAGGAGCTGGAGAAAGCGGTGGCCCAACTCGTGGTATCGGTATATCCAATAGCATTACTGGATCTGCAGTAACATATGGAACTGGTGGCAGAGGAGGTGGCGCAGGAGGTAATGGTTCTGCTTCTGCTGCTAATATTGGTAAGGGCGGAGACTCTGGAGAAACTCTTTCCTATTCAGGAGGTTCGGGAGTTGTTATTTTACGTTATGCAGGAGCTCAAAAAGCAGTAGGTGGATCTGTAACATCATCTGGAGGTTTTACAATTCATACCTTTAATAATACAGACACTTTTCAAACATATCCTGCAAATAATATTTCTGTTGACTTATTGCTTGTTGCAGGAGGCGGTGGAGGTGGTCCAAACCGAGCAGGTGGTGGAGGTGCTGGTGGATTAATAAACTTAAGCAATCTTTCTTTTGTAAAAGGAACTACTTTTAACGTTACAGTTGGAGCAGGAGGAAGTGTTGGAACAGCTGGTGGAAATTCTATTTGTGGATTGTATACGACTTATGGTGGTGGAACAACAGGGCAAGTAGGAGGCTCTGGAGGTGGAGGATATTCAATTGAACAAGATGGACCTCAATCAAGTATAAGACCACAAGGAAATGTTGTTACAGTTTCTCCTTCACAAGGAAATAATGGAGGCATTGGAAATGGAAATCCAGGAGCTTATTATAATGGAGCAGGAGGCGGTGGAGGAGGTGCAGGAAGTAATGGTTCAGATGCTCCAGGCTATAATCTAGGAGGAAATGGCGGCATCGGAATTTCTAGTTCAATTACAGGATCAGCAGTAACATATGCAGCAGGCGGAGGTGGAGGATGTGACACTTCTGGAACCCCTGGTACAGGAGGTTCAGGAATTGGTGGAAATGGACAAGCTGGACCTGGAGCAGCAGCAACTTCTGGCAGCTCAAATACTGGTTCTGGTGGAGGCGGTGGCGGTGGAAGAAACGGCGCATATAGCGGAAGCGGAGGCAATGGTGGATCAGGTATTGTAATTCTGCGCTGGCTAACTTCAGCAGGGAATATTTCAGTTGGCCCAGGTTTAAGTAGCGATGCTACTGGAACTAGTGGTTTATACTCATATAAAAGAATTACAGGCGGGACAGGAACAGTTTCCTTCTCTTAAATTTAATAAAAACTAATTTTTAAACCTATGCTATACTAAGAGAGCTTTGTAAAATTCAAAGCTCTCATAATATTTTTAGAAGGGTTTATATAAATGTCAGATGTTTTTTCATTTCGTCTTTTGGAAGATTTCGTAAATAAATATAAGAATGTTGAGCCTCCTTTTGGCTTTACCGACGCAGGTGGCAACTCCCTAGGAGAGATAACATTTATTCGTACCTACTCTCGTGTTAAGGAAGACGGTACTAAAGAGCGCTGGCATGAGGTTTGCAAGCGGGTAATTGAAGGAATGTACTCAGTACAAAAGAACCATGCAAAAGAAAACAGATTGCCATGGAATGATAATAAAGCACAAAAATCTGCTCAAGAAGCATATGACAGAATGTTTAATCTTAAATGGACCCCACCAGGACGTGGACTATGGGCTTTTGGTACCCCTATGACAATGGAGAGACGCAATTCAGCAGCCTTGCAGAACTGCGCTATGGTTTCTACCAGGGACATTGATAGAAACGATCCTGGAGCCCTTTTTGGCTGGGTTATGGATGCTTTAATGCTGGGGGTAGGAGTAGGATTTGATACTCTTGGACAAGAAAAGGGTATGGAGATATATCCTAATCTAAAAGAAGAAGTTACATATGAAATTCCAGATACCCGTGAAGGTTGGGTAGAATCTGTAAGACTTCTTCTTAACTCATATTTAAAACCAGGTCAGGCTAAGATTAATTTTGATTATTCTAAGATTAGACCATTAGGTGCACCTATTAAAGGTTTTGGTGGTACCGCTTCAGGTCCAGCACCATTAATTAAACTACACGATACTTTGCGTATAGTAATCGGCGGTAGAGTAGGAGAAACTCTTGACTCCCGTGCAATTGTAGATATAGTAAATCTTATTGGTACATGTGTAGTTGCTGGTAATGTTCGTCGTTCTGCAACTCTTGCTCTTGGATTACCAGAAGATAATGACTTTATTAATTTAAAGAATTCAGAAGTATTTCCAGATAGAAATTCTTTTGATCCAGAAAACCCAGGATGGGCATGGATGAGTAATAACTCTATATCTGCTTCTGTTGGAACTAAATATGAAGACTATGTAGATTTGATTGCAAATAATGGAGAGCCAGGATTTATCTGGCTTGATGTTGCCCGTAATTTTGGTCGCCTTGCAGATCCTGCAGATGGAAAAGATTATCGTGTGATGGGCTTTAATCCATGCGCCGAGCAACCACTAGAATCATATGAGCTTTGCACTCTTGTAGAGGTTCACCTGAATCGCCATGAAAGCAAAGAAGATTTCTTGCGTACATTAAAGTTTGCATATTTGTATGGAAAGACTGTAACACTTGTTCCTACACATTGGCAAATTACAAATGGAATTATGCAGCGTAATCGTCGTATTGGAACATCTCTAACTGGTATTGCATCATTTGCTGATAAGAATGGACTTCCAGTAGTTCGTGAGTGGATGGATGAAGGATATAAGACAATTCGTAAATATGATCATACATATTCAGAGTGGCTATGTGTCCGTGAATCAATTCGTGTTACAACAGTAAAGCCATCAGGATCTGTTTCGCTTTTGTCAGGTGCAACTCCAGGCGTTCACTGGGGTCCAGGAGGAAACTTCTTCCTTCGTGCAATTAGATTTGGCAATCAAGATCCAATGATTCATTTGTTCAAAGCAGCGGGGTATAAAACAGAACCAGATTTAGTATCTGCTAATACAACAGTAGTATATTTCCCAGTACACTCAGGTCATCCACGTTCTGAAAAGGATGTATCTTTATTTGAAAAGATTGGTCTTGCTGCTACTACTCAGAAATATTGGTCTGATAATGGTGTTTCTGTTACCCTTTCATTTGATAAGGATACAGAGACTAAGCATGTTGCCCCAGCCCTTCATATGTACGAGGGGCAGTTAAAGGCAGTCTCATTCCTCCCTATGGGAAATATGACATATCCACAACAACCATATACCCAAATTACTAAAGATGAATATAACTCATATATTGGCCAGATTAAGAAAATTGACTGGTCTGCTATTTATGATGGAATAGATAATCTTGAGGCTCTAGGGGAAGCATACTGCACAACGGACAGTTGTGAGATAAAAATTGTATAATTTGGTATAATTAGGTACAGAATTACTACAATCTGGTATACTTATGGTTATGAACAATAATATAAATCCTTTTGTCAACCCCAAAACTGGCGAGCCTATTGTCAAAAATGTACGCCGTCAGGTTATAGAAAAGAAATATAACTGGGGCTTATATGTTTATAAAAAATCAGATGGCAGATGGTTTACAGACGGAGAAGGTAATATTTTAAATATACCTGCTGTTCGTGGAGATATTACAAAGATTACAGAATTAAAACAAGCAGCTAAATACTATGGTGATGAGGGTGATGGAGAAGCAGTATTTGTTCCAGGCCTTACTAGAGTTAGCGAAGAAGAACACTCAGAACAAATGGATAGATTTGTAAACGGTCTTATTCCATCTATGAACGACCTAGGTGCTATTCATGCTGCACAGCAAACACTAAAGACACATGGGAAGGAAGCCTACGAAAATGGCTGATTTTGATTATATTCAAGCTAGTTTAAATACACAAGCAGAAAGAGAAAATGTATTTTTATCGCATGATCCGTTTAATAAATCATGGGATGATCTTAAGAATTTTTCTGGCATAGACAATAATTTTAAAAGGAGAGCAGCACGTAATTTAAACAAGGCGGTAGCTACAGAAAATCCTGCATATCTTGATGCTGCTAATGCAACTCCTTATGGACAAGATTCAGGATCAAAAGCTATTAATCCTGGAACGGTATACAGAAATGGATATGGTTTATTTGATGTTATAACTCCCCCTTATAACATGTATGAACTAGCAAATTTCTATGATACAAATTTTGCTAACCACGCTGCAATTGATGCAAAGGTAGAAAATGTTGTTGGTCTTGGATATCGTTTTGATATTACAGATCGCACAATGCTTAGCTTTGAGCTTGCAGATGATCAAGAAAAAGTTGGTCGTGCAAGAAACAGAATTGAAAGAGCAAAAATTGAATTACGTGATTGGCTTGAATCATTAAATGATGATGATTCATTTACAACAATTATGGAAAAGGTCTACACAGACCTACAGGCCACTGGAAATGGCTTCATTGAGGTAGGACGCACAGTGTCTGGTGAAATAGGCTATATCGGCCATATACCAGCAACAACGGTGCGTGTACGTCGCTTGCGTGACGGATATCTACAGATTATTGGACAGAAGCTTGTCTACTTCAGAAACTTTGGCGGTAAGAACCCAAATCCAGTAACAGATGATCCACGTCCAAATGAAATTATTCATCTTAAGCAGTATTCTCCATTAAATACATTTTATGGTATTCCAGATATTTTGGCTGCTATGCCATCTTTAATTGGAGACCAACTTGCTTCACAATACAACATTGATTATTTTGAAAACAAGGCGGTACCAAGATATGTCATTACAGTAAAGGGTGCAAAGCTATCTGCTGATGCAGAAGACAAGATGTTTAGATTCCTACAGACTGGTCTTAAGTCTCAGTCACACAGAACTCTTTATATCCCACTTCCTGGAGATACAGAAAATAATAAAGTTGAGTTTAAGATGGAGCCAATTGAAAACGGTATTCAAGAAGGCTCATTTAAAGAATATCGTAAACAAAATCGTGATGATATTTTAATTGCTCATCAGGTTCCTATCTCTAAGTTGGGTGGGGCAGACTCTGCTGCTATTGCTGCTGCTTTGGCACAGGATCGCACATTTAAAGAGCAGGTATCTCGTCCAGCACAAAGATATCTAGAAAAGATTGTTAATAAGATTATTAAGGAAAAGACTGATATTTTAGAGCTTAAGTTCAATGAGTTGACACTTACAGACGAAATAGCACAGTCTCAGATTATTGAGCGCTATGTTAAGACTCAGGTTATTACTCCTAATGAGGCTCGTGAAATGCTAGATATGCCACAGAGATCTGATGGAGATGAGCCATTTGTTATGTCTCCAAGACAGGCTACAGACGCTAGGGCAAACTTGGCGGGTACTAGGCAAAGGGATGCAGAACGAACAAATAATAATTCAGACTCTCCATCCACAGTTTCTGGAAGAAATCCACAGGGAGAGGGTCGTTCTGCACAGTAATATCCACAAGGTATTATAAAGGAATGATATAATTATTCTGCCATGAATATAAATAAAGCACATTGGATTACTGATGGCGACAACGTTCGCTTTTCTATGCCTATCGGCAAGGTCGATCAGGATCGCAGAATTGTATCTGGTTTTGCCACTCTTGACAACATTGATAAGCAGAACGACATTGTTACTACTGAAGCAAGTATAACCGCTTTTAAAAAGTTCCGTGGGAACTTGCGTGAAATGCATCAGCCAACAGCAGTTGGTAAAGTAGTTTCATTTAAAGAAGATCGCTATTTTGATCCAAGCACAAAAAAGTTTTATAGCGGAGTATATGTTTCTGCATATATTTCAAAGGGCGCACAAGATACATGGGAAAAAGTTTTAGACGGTACACTAACTGGTTTTTCAATTGGCGGGAATATAAAGAAGTTTGATGATTCTTACGATGAAGAATTAGAAAAAGCAGTACGAGTAATTAAAGAATATGATCTTCATGAGTTATCTTTGGTTGATAATCCAGCAAATCAATTTGCAAATGTTATTTCAATTGAGAAAGGACAGCTTGGAGGATTCCTTGCTAAAGCAGTTGTAGATAATGTTTATTGGTGTAACTCAGATGATATTGTAAGAATTTCAAAAGATTCAGATGAGAGTTGCCCATCATGCAGTTGCCAAATGCAAAACATTGGCTTCGTTGAAGAAGGCGATGATAATTTAGAAACAGTAAAGTTCTTAGTTGATAGTGCAAAAGGCATTAGGACAATTAAGATTACAAAGGAGGAAAATCCTATGACAGAAGAAAACACAACTGTTGAAGAGACTGTAGAAAAGTCTGATACAGCAGTAGTTGAAAATGTTGAGGTTGCTCCAGAGGCTCCAGCAGAAGCTGTGGTAG